GATGGGTCAGCCCACTCGGTCTGCGGCCTGACGGAACGCGCGTGCGTGTATTCGGCCCCGTCTCGGCGTTGCGGGACAAGGACTTAGTCGGCGGATGGGTCAGCCCACTCGGTCTGCGGCCGTAGTATCTGGTCATGACCTAATTGTATAACCCCCGGCTGACCGCATGGAGCTTAAAACGAGACGTGTTAAACGCTTAGACGCCTCATCCGGGCTCCGTGGTGGAGCCCGTAGGAGCCCGTTTTTTACTGAAAAGCCACCAGAACGATCATTCGAGCGCAATTTTGCACCAGTAGGGGTTTGCAGGGGCCAAACCTCCGGCCTTGGTGGCGGAGACCGGACCTGGCCAGAAATCCGTTTTTGGAGTATGACTGCGGTTACCTAAACCAGACGCCTAATCCCCAGGATCAACTTGAACGGGTACGACCTCACGTTGACCGCGTTTCCCTGGTTCCCGCCCAGGACGTACACCATATCATTATCGAAATCCGTTCCCGCGTAGAAGCCGACGTGCCCGGGTGCCTCGATCGTCTCCGGTCCGGGCTGACTTCCCCTGCCCCTTTTGAGAACGACCACGTCGAACCCGACACGCGCTTCGGTTAACGGGACAGCTTTCCCGATCAGGAGCCACGATCTCGCCCGGAGACTTTTCGATCTAGGCAACCGGAGAAGCCACGTGACGTAGTTAACGAAAGCAGCGCACCAGGGGACTTCGTCGCCTTCGGGCCAGGGGACGTCCAGTTTGAGCATCGCTACGATCTGCGAGTTGTGCTCGGACCCCGGAACCTCCTTCATCCCGACGAACCTCTGAGCGAGATCAAAGGCGGTTGTCGTCGATCGTCTGTCGCACATCTCAGCCTCCTCCGAGTTTCTTGTTCCCGGTTACCCAACCGATCAGAGCATTCCGAGCGCCTCGTTTTTCGGCAGTTCGACCCAGCGCGTATACGCTACAGACCCCGCCCCAAACGTACCAGAACTCCTCGGGGAGGTTGATCTTGGACAGGGTAACGAACGCGTCGGGGAGGACGTCGGTCCTCAGGATGGTTATCCACTCGACTATCCGATTGACGAATGGAAGAAACACGTGGTTGAAGACTATCGCGCCGAGACCGACGTACACTATCATCGGTCTCGCGCGCTTGGTGAAGGTGTCGCCTTGTTGGAGCTCGGCGACGATGATCTCCTTCTGCGAAGTGATTAGTACCTGATCGCGCGCCTCGATTAATTTCTGAATCTCCAGGACCGTTTCCGCCTTCGCGGTGTCGTCCATCTTCTTCGGCCAGATCCGTTCGACGATCCCCGTCGCGAACCCCGCCGCCGTCTCGATCAATGAACCTATCGGCATTGGACCTCCTCAGTTAACCACGACAACAGTTGCTGAAACTTGGGTGCTAGAAAATTGACGCAGTACCTCGGTCACGATCTGAGTAACTCGAGCATCACCTTCAGCAGACGGGGGAGATGGAGGAACGCTTCCCCCCGTTCCTGCGCCGAACCAATCAACTTCCCCATCGTCTTTACGTACGAATACTCCAACCCATCCGGTGCCACCAATCGTCGCATCCGTCTCTTCTATATCCCATGACGCAGGCTCACCTTCGTCGTCCCTCCACACTTTGACCTTTAAGTTCGTGCCCGTTACTTGAAAACGAATCCAGTACCATTTCCCAACGACAAGTCCTTGAGGAACCTTGCAACTTCCAAGATCGGATTTGGCCCCTCCATCTATTTTCCACAGGAGTATTTCGTCGTTGTACGGATAACCTGCGACGACGTAACCCGTCTCGTCATCCTCGGTTCCTGATCCACGAAGAACAAGTCCGGTACCGTATGACAAGACGTTTTCAGCCATCCAACGAACACGAATCTTTGTATCGAAATCCCCGGAGACGCCGGCATCATCCCAAGACAAGGCGGAATAAGCGGAGGAGATATAATCGATCTGAAGAACCTGATCCCCAAAGCTAAAACCTGATGAGTCAGATTCAACGGTAAATAACGCATCCTCGGGGGAATCGACCGCACCCCAACGAGCAGTCCAATCGGGAGGTTGCGACCCCGTCCCGTATCCAGAATCGGCGAAGTTTGTAGAATACTGAGCCATCTCTTCCCTCGCTACGAAGTTATTTTAACCCCAAATTCTGCACCATTAATACCGTCCTCGGTCCAGTCATCTGACAAAGCGCTTGGAGGATTATTCCATATCATCTGGAATATCCAGTACTCGTCAAATATACCCATGTCTGATCCAACATAATCTGTTGAATCAATTCTGCATAAAGCTTTAATATTGTGAGCGCCGGCATCATCCTTGCGAGCAGCGATCGAAACAGCCACGGCATGTATATCGGCCGTAGGCATGGAGGTCAGATCATCGAACGTGAAAGAATCTTTTTCATCAACGACCCCGGTAGCATTATGAGTTGTGTCGTCGTCCATGTCACCGTCATCGTCAACATTCTCGTAATTATCCCCCGACGGGTCGGACGTCCATTGGGCGTAGTCGCCCGACCCGTCGGGGTATAGGACGTCGACTCGGCAGTCTCCAAAAAAATCAACATCCTCGATGTATACGTCGTCTATGGACATGTTGATCGATCCAGTATAAAAACCTCGAAATTCGACGGTGTCAACCCCTGCGTCGGACAGGTTCTTCGTGTCAACTCCCGAGCCACTCAGAATCGAAGACTCGTCGACATGAACTTCGAAACTCCCTGTCGAGTCATGTATGACGATCTTAAATTCGACGTAGAACCATTGGTCAGGGGAAATCAGGCTCGCCGCGGATGTGCCGAGAACCGTTCCGTTGTAGTCACCCCGTCTAACGGATATGCTTCCGTCCGAGTTGACGACGACGGAACACTGGACCTCCGTCAGACGCAGTAACCTGAACCCTCGATGATCCGCGTTCAAAGTGTTATCGACCCTCAGAGCAAACCCGACCACGACGGTTTCATAGGTCCCTCCCAGCAAGCGACCAGCGCGAGCAACACCGACGGTGGGGGTAAACTTAAGGTGCTTCGATCCCACCCGTCGAGGATCGCTGCTATCGACGGAGACGAAACCAGTCTTGAGTGGACCGTTCCACTTTCTCGCGATCTCCGAAGTAACGTAGTGATCGACGCTGTCCACAAATAGTGTACTCATAGCTTCGTCCCTTTCAACAAGAACCCGATCCCGGCTAAGGACGCGTCCTGAGAACCGGGCGCGACGACAGTCAGTATTTCCCCGGCCGCAAAGTCCTGATCGACGGAGGACGTGGAGAAGGTCGCTGTCGAGGCCGATCCAGCGAAACTCATCGTCGCGAACGAGACGCCGTCAATCTGAATATCGAAATCCGTTTGCGCCGTCGGGACTGTCCCGACGACACCTTGCGAACCGGCCAAGTCGTCAGGGAAGTTGATAGCGCGCGTCATCGGGATGCGGAGAAGAACCTCGGACGCCGGGGGCTTTCCGCTATACGAGGCACCAATATCGAACGCGTTATCGACGAACTCCAGCGCGGTCTCCCCAAGGTTCACGCGCACAAGATCCAAACCTTTACCCGAGTAGGATCCGGGGGTGTCATCCAGATCGAGGAAGTCCCCGGTCAGCAGCGAGCTCTCCGTCACCCAACCGACAGAAGCACCCTGGTAGACGTAGGTGGCGTCTTCATCCTGGACCCATACCTGCCACCCTTCGACCGGGGTATGGAACGTCCAAGCGGACGACTCGTAGTACGCAATATCATCGTCGTGTCCGTTCCAGTCCCCAGACGTTGAGTCAGTCGGATTCCCCACTATATAGGTGTCACCGTCGGACGGAGCACCGGGGGGTACGATGAGATCCTTATCGATAACAGTCGCCTGAACCAGGACGTCCATATCGCGCAGAGCCTGGTTGTGTGTGAGGTACTTTGCCGCCTGACCTTCCGTCATCTCCGGCATCCCTAATTTCGGTGTATTCGCCATCGACCACCTCCATGAGAGTTCATCAGACTGTTTCCTGTGTTCCGAAACCTCGACCGACTATCTCCGATATCTGGTAGACGATCAAAGTTACGGGATCACCTGGGGTCAACCCGTCGGCTGTTTGTTGAGCAGCCGTGTATACGGCCGTTTCTGATGAAGTCGCGATTGTTCTGACAACAGAAACGCCATCGTACACATCAATCTCATAAGCTTCGTCAGCCTCCCCCAGAGGCGTACCCAGACCATCGCGCCACTCGTTGAGCACGCGTCCGCGACGGATCCACGCAACGGTCAGATCATTCGATCCGTCGCGGGTTCCTGCGACGTGTTGCGGAGACAGAGGCATCATGTTCCTGAGCGCGATCGTCTTAGTCTGGTTGACGCCGTTAATGAATAACAAACCGAAGCTGACCGCGCGAAACAGCTTACTCGTATCCAACTCGGCTGCGGGGAACTCCACGAAATGTATCCGATCCTCGTCAAGAACAACGAAGATGTCTCCAACGGAATGTGTCCCAGTCGCCCACTCCGTTCCTTTTCGTCCGCGGACCAAACCGGATATAGTGTAGGTCCCGTCGGATTCAGCGACAACGTTCTTCCACTGTATTATCTCGTCACCAAGAACCCCGGCATTTGCTCCGTCCAACACCTGAGCTTCGGTTGCTGTGGTTAACGAGTCTGCCGTATCAAGCATGCGGATATTCAAGGTGTTGCCTTCGTCCCATACGAAGGGATCAGCTACATCGGCTAGAGCGTTCGTCGCCGTGCCGATCGCGGCATCCTTGTTACAGGTTGCCCACTCCTGCCAGGTCGCACCGCTGTCACTCGACATGTATACTCTCGCACCGGCCCACGTATCGAGTACGCCGAGGACAGCGACGTACATCCCGGGGGTATTGTGCTTGTCCCGGAGAATCGGTATATCGAGAATGACCAAGGTGGTCGGTCCTGGGTAGTCGACTTTCTGTTCTGGGATCGCAAGAGCTGAGCCGAAAGCATCCGACGCATAGGCGCTGGCGTCCTCGTTGACCAGATTAAGATTCAGTATACCGTTGCTGTAATCGAGTTGATCTATCCTGACGGTATGCAGATTCCCGTCCTCTGTTACCGTGACGACATCCCCGGGATCGAGGTAACTGTACTTGCGCGGAACGGTTACGACGTGACGCGTCCGCTGCAACCAGGCATACAGCAGATGTTTGACAGCAATCTGAAGAGCCTCGTCCGCATTGAAATGTATGGGGAGACGCACGACCATTTTCTCGCGACTAGCTTTGGTTAGTCGCCGAGCTCGTTGCGTGCCTACTACGTAGTCGGCTGTTCCGTCGACGTACACCACCTCCACCTGGATGGGAAGCTCGACCTCCTGTTGACGGAACGAGATCAGTTTTTGAGGTCGCTCGTTGCCTGTTAGATGCGCGGCTAGATCGGATTCGGGAATCGCGACGATAGATGATCCTCCCCGTTTAGGAAACTTCAACTTTCCATCGGACTCTATACCGTCAAAGAAAAAGCCGTCTATCAAAGGTGTTAGGGCAGCTCGCGCGCGCATTCGAGTATTCAATACATAGCCACGAACATCGTCGGTCAAAGCGGTCACATCGAGCATAGCTCCCGGTATATCCACCTGATCGCATATCTCCGTAACGACGTCGGACAACTTCTCTGAAGAATCGTTGGCGCGATCAAGAAGAACCTTCTCCCATTCCGTTAAACATCCGGTCACGCCTGTCAGTACGGAATGAGTAACGGAGTGATACACACCTCCGCCATAGAATAGACAATTATTATCGGGTGTCCAGGTTCGATCTATCGTGTGCATCGAGACGTCGATCCGTTTCACTTCCCCCGTCCAGGTAAAATACAGGTAGCCGTTGACGATGCCCTGGTTCCAGAATGATTTTGGCCATGGACCAAATGCCGTCGGCCCGACTTCAGCTATATAAGTGAGTTCTGATTCAGAGACATCGTAAACGAAGAAGAAAACGTAGTCTTCCGAACCATTCTGGTAGCTCGTCCCGATCAGTATTTGATTCGAATCCTTGTCATAACATATCTCCTCACCCCCCGTCACCCTCGACGAGATATCAAAGATAAATCCATAAGTAACTCCAGGCCCCAACACTATTCGAATAACTTTGGTCGTTGTCGGGGATATCCATTCACTCGCTACAGCCCAGAGTACGCCGTTCTTGTCATCCATCCACATACTCTTGAAGTTAAGACCAGTAGGTTTCAGAACTACGCTGATGTCTGCTGCATCCCGTTCCCATAGTTGTATCCTCGTTGTTATACATATATTGCCTTGATAATTAATCCAGCAGACATAGGGGTGAAGGCCATTTTTTGACGAGGCTATCTCGAAAGGGGTAAAGACAATGAAGCCGGTTGACAGAACAATCTCCAAGGTCCTGCCGTCCAGTATAACAATTCTGGAGGTCGTCCCAGTCTCCCACTTAGTTGTATAAATAAGATTGTTCTCATCGATAGCAAAATCACTGGTATCGGCAATACTGGGAAGGTCCGCGTCACGATTATCAGGATCCCCGGGATTAGGCCGAAGGTACTCTTTTTGAACCACCACGCTGGATGTTATCATATTGATCAAATTCCATCGACCGCTGGCTTGAACCAAAGCATGAATATTATCGGGGTACATGATAACATGATCCGATCCCCACACTGTTGCTTCGATCTCATCGATCGGAATCGCTGGAACCGGCGTAGATGTGTTTGTCGCAACTTCGAACGTGAAGTTAGGAATACGGTTACCGAACTTTTCCAACGGAAAATCGTTCATGACGATATAGGCAAGGTCACGAAATCCAGGGACCTCCCCAATACCTTCGAATGATTCGATCCAAGGGTCAGCGGTTTGAATCGACGTGCCTTGATAGATCTTGAAATTGAAACCGTCAATCGCGACCACCTCGTCGTTCTCCTCGCGAACGCTGTATATCAACTTGGTATCCGCCCATATTCGAAGTATGTTGGAAATAGGTCCACGGCATATCCCAATCGCGAACGTACCGAGGTAGGTGTAGACGGTGGTCTCGATCGATGGTCCACCGCCGCAACCGCCTCCGCCTTCGACCTTCGCAACCTCCCGAATCGGCGCTGCCCAGATGACGTTTCCCGCCATCCTCATCGTTCCCCACAGCTGATTAATCGGTGCGCCGTAAGTTGAGATCTGAATCTTTAGATCATCCAGTCTCGGACCTTCGGACGGGTCGGGGGGAAACAGCCACTTGCGATCGATATAAGAACCTATGGTATAACCGATCCAAGTACCAAGACCAGGAGCTCCAAATTGTCTGCCGACGCCGTACCCGACAATAGATAATACTAGTTGCGCCATGCCGGAATTCCTTTCAACCTGTAGTAAGCCACGATCCTTCCTTCAGCTATCACAGCATCGACTGAATGTTCGGTAACATTTCTAGTCTTCGTATTTGCATGAATTATGCCCCGGTCCGTGAGTATTCCGAAATGAACCGATCGTCCCCCGTAGTTCATCTGAACAATATCCCCTGGACCGGCTTTGTCCTTCGTGATCCTAACCGCTCGTCGACCTATCTGCTCGAACGCGAAACTTGCAGCCGGGGTATTTCCATATTCGAGAACATCCTCGGTATTATCCAGGAACTGCTTGAAGACTACGTACAACAGACCTACGCAATCAACGCCGTTTTGATCTCGTCCCTTATGACGAAAACGTCGACCGAGCCATCTCCTAGACTCATTAACTATCTGTTGACGAACTACCGTGACGTCGCTACATCCAGGATCCGATCGAATCCCGGGATGAATGGCTCGCCTCGAAAATTCACCACGTTGTTGAACCTGTCTCGACATGTTGCTTTACTCTTATCACACCCTTGCGTTATCGTGTACTCGTCGCCTACTTCAATAGCGTACGGCATCGATTCGAACAACTCAAACTCCCCGGTATCGGGATCAAACTTCTTTATCTCCATCTCGAATAACGCGTTGTTCCCCGTGAAGGAATCTCCTGACGACGGCTCCATCCAAACCAGTTTCCCGAACTGGTATATGTCACCTACGCCCGATGCTTGGATCTGACCTGCGTCCGTAAAGTTGCGTCTGTCAGTAGCAACGGTCACAGCTCCCGTGGTCCAGAAAGTTTCAGCACTATCAACCAGGTCGACGCCGCACGAACTATCACCGAGATCAGCGCGACAGTCAGGGGAATATATGTCGACTATATTCTGGGACAGTTGTTGAGTTATTCCCCGAATCTCGCCACGAAAAGTGTTGTCGCGAATTTCGACAGCGCCTAATTTCCAGGTCATGACCAAATATAGAACGCCCATCGTCAGATCCGCGTAGTTAACAACGAATATATCAACTTGAGCGTAGTCGAATAACCCAGCAACCAGATCCGCTTCGTCGATCTTGAGAGACTCGAGAAAAGCTACAACCTCCATGTTATCAACCGCCAGCGTCTTGTTTTGAGACAAAGCGCTCGGCATCATTCCGGACGATGCTTCATAGACGTCGTCGTCAATCGTCAGATCTACGTCATGATCGGTAAAGAAAAACTCAACACCATCGACGCGCGCTATTCGCCAGCAGGTAGCGACGGTCGTCAAATCTTCCGCCAGATGATTTTTCAGATCGTTTCCAATTGTCTTACTCATAACATCAGCTCCACAATCTGAACATCTACCGATCGAGCTTGATAGTCGCCTAGATTCTGAGGTAAGTAATCGGTATCAAATCGCACAGGAATATCGAACTCAAAGGACGCCGTGACCACCTCCCCGGAAGTAGGCGCTACATCGAAGGTCACGACGCCCGTCGTATAGTCAATCGACAGAGAGGTCTCCTCTACGCTGTCGATATAGATGGTTACTGTTCCGGAGACAGGCTTGGATATTTTTCGAGTATAGCTGAACCCGCCCGAGTCGTACACCTTTATCAACTGGAAGTCAACAGTTGAACCGTCCCCAGCGCCTAGCTCCACGGCCGTTCCTTCAAAATCAGCATGATTCTTGAAACGAAAGCCGATCGCGCGTCCTTGTCGGGCATAGAAGAAAGCGATCAGAATATCGAGAAGTGTCTCGTCCTTGACACCGTAGGCGACATTCCAACGTTCCCGGGAATACGTCCAGTTGACATTTCGTTGCTCGTGACCACTCGCCAGCTCAACAACTTCGGTACTAAATTCTGGTCCGCCGCCGGAGCCATAGCTTATGTCCGTAGGAAACCGAACTTCTTGGAACGCATTAGGCATACTACAAGTCCCTTCCGGCTCTGCCAAGAACCAAAGCTGCTTGAGACAGTATCTGGGCTTGCGATTTTTTAAAGGACACGATATCGGGCGTGTTGATAGTGAAGCTGACCTAGACGTCGTTGCGTCGTCCACCGCCGGCAGAACCCAGGGAGTTTAGGAATTTAGTGTCTCTCAGTTTATGTAACGGTATGACTGCCTCGGGAACCTCCCCGATCACGGTTAGTGTCGGGCGATAGACAACGCCTCCCTCAGCCTTATACTCAACCTGTTGGGGTTGGTTGTTCCCAGAACCGCCACCACCGAATGAGAATAAAGACGGTCCGCCATAACCTTGATTATATGTTGGGGCAAGACCTATGATGTTGGAAAATTCGTAGGCGGCTTTCTGAGCCAAGTTTCGAAGGAAGATGTCCGTTATCGCCTCCAGATAATCGTACAGACTACGGAACTCACCTTTCATAGTTTCAAAGAAAAACTCCTCGAAGGTTCTTGTGAGATCATCGGATAAACTCAACGCCCAATCCTTTAACGAGAAGCTACTCTCACCCAGCATGCGGCGTATCTCATTGTCAATATCCTTTGTTCGTTTCGTTACGATTGAAGCAACTATGTCAGCGGAGATACCTAGCTCAATCATGGCGTTAGCTTCAGCTTCAATCAGCTGTCTGCGTTTGTCATAGTATCGAACCCAATACCCGTTCATGTTACTGGTGGTCAACTTCGTTTGACTGAGCAGTTCCTCCAGAAGGTCGATCTCCATACTCAACAAACGTATGCGATCGTTCAAAGTCTCCTTTACCTTAGCCCCTTCCCCTTGAGTCACCTGAGTAACGGCCTTCGCTGTGTGTACAGCCTTGTTACCCGCATCTGTAATAGCCTCGCTCAGACGTTCAGCCGATTCACCAATATCGTCAGCTGTTTGCTTGAACGAGTCGGCCCATATTTCAGAGGTCGTACGAAAATCCAACTTGTTCGCGAAGTCCTTCCAGGCGTCGACCCAGGAACCAATCATCGAGGTACCCGTTACATCTCCACCAGTCCAAATCGAAACGAAATTATCTCGAAAATTTTTAAGATCGGTCTCCATCTGCTTGAAGTTCAACGTAAGTCCCGATGATATAAGATGAAAGAAGTTGAATACAGCTTGACCAAGATTCCAGAGAATATCGGAAACGATAAACTTCAATAGAGCGGCTAATGTGTTTCCGATCGCTCGGGCAAGAAATTCGAATATGGCTAGAATGTTTTTCCCCGTCTGCTCCAGGAACATTACGAGCTGTTGCCAGGGTGTCGGATCGGGGGGAATTAGGGCAGCTCGAATCTTCTCCCCCGACTCCTCGATCTTGGTCGCGGCTTCCTCTGAAGATGCGGCAAGATCCTTGAAGAAGTCTATTACGCCCACGGGAAGTGCCGACAGGATCGTCCACAAGATCCTTATCACCCCAATCAAGTAACCAAAAGACGCGATCAACACGTCAAGCATACCTAGCAATGTGTCCTTGTGTTCGCGTATCCAGCTGGTCAAACTTTTTATGGTATCCAGTAGTCGATCTTGATAAAGACCGAAGGCGTCAATCGCGACGGATTCGATCACGGATTTCAATTCCTTGAAGGATCCGGTAACGGTCTTGCGCATCTTATCGGCTAGACGAGATGCTTCGCCACCAGCGCGACCCAGGGTTTCTTGAAAAGCTTTTGTTTCAGTTACAACCTCCTTGAGAATCAACGCAGCTCGACCCGCGCGTAGTCCGAACAGATCCATGATGTCCGCTGCGGTTCGACCTTCCCGGCCCATTGCCTCCAGGACATCTAAAAGATCGGCCGACTCGTAGCCGAATTCAGCGGCGATATCGTTCGCTTTCTGGAAGGCCATTGCTAGCTGCGTTCCAGCCATTGATCCTTGGATACCGGCGCTTCCCAACATTCCGATCATCCCGGAACGTTCCTCAATCGAGTAGCCAAACGCTTTTGCGACAGGCGCAGAGTATTTGAACGATTCCGCCATCATCTCCATGTTGACATTCGATCGCGTAATCGTCCCAATAAAAACATCATTCACTCGACTCAATTCTCTGACGGGGAGTTTCATCGCTGTCAAAGCATTCGACGCAATGTCTGCAGCTCGACCAAGATCAAGTGTTCCGGCGGTCGCGAGATCGAGAACACCGGGGAGTGCCTGGGTTGCTTCGGCTGCTTCAAACCCGGCCATTCCAAGAAACCGGAGAGCGGAGCCAGCTTGTGAGGCAGTGAACTCGGTTGTTTCTCCCATCAGACGAGCCGCAGCAGTCAAAGTTTCCATCTCAGCCGTAGTCGCGCGCATAATCCCAGCGACTTCCGTCATCGTCTGATCGAAAGCCATTCCGATCCTGGTTATGGATCGAAACAAGGCGAGACCACCAACGGCTATACCCAACCCGGCCAAAGCGCCTTGAAGCTTGCTAACTGATCCTATCACAGAGCCCATTGATCGAGTTGCGCCCAGAGAGAATCGATGGAACATTCCCCTAGCTACTCCCGTATCGCGTCTAAGCATACGCGTATTCAAACCTATATGAGCAGTTAGGGTTCCAATGTTCGCCATATTACCGACTCCTTTTCGTAAGACCGACTCTCCTAGCCATACTGAAAATCTTTTTCAACACGGTCTTTTGCTCCTCGGTTGATTGAACCTCAGACCCAGTCTCGAGTCTGGGTTCCTGAGGCATGAAATCTTCCGGCGCGAACGTTCTGTCCTTTTTACTTCGATGAACGTTCGCGATGACAGAAGCGATTATCCCGGTCCTCAAGAACTTAGGCTTCTCCCCAAATGGCTCGATCAAATAGTAAGCTCGCCACTCGAGGACCTGGAGACTTGTCATGTTCTTCAACATTACGTCTGGATGCGGGTAACCCAGTTCTAAAGCTAACCGGAAATAGAATCTTCGTTCCGGTCGCTTGATGAGTTTCCCGCCATCTCCTCCATGTCACCAGGGGTGAAACCGGACAGGCGTTGAGCTACCGAGAACACGCGGTCCAGCGCTCTGGCCGATTTTTTTCCCAACGCAACGACATCATCGAATGAGAACAACAGTACCTTGTCCTCGTTAACTACGGATAATGCAACGATCTTTGCCCGGAGATCGCTTAGATTTTTCGTCTTACCCTTCCCGATAATGGATGCCTCAAGCTGGTCTCTAGCGCTTGCCATCATGGTCATTACGATAACGCTTCCGCTCCATTCGGGAACCTCTACCGTCTCCGTCAAAAGATCTTCGGCGGAGAGAATCTGATCCTTGGTTAGGATACTCATGAGTTCTCCTCTGTGTCGTACGTTACGACGTCAAAGTTACATGTCCCGTAATCTTCATCGTGACGTCAACCGTCACCTTGTCATCCGGCGTAATGGTTAACGGTAGATCGGTGACAAAAGCCGCAAAATCGAGTGTCGTGTTTCCCGCGTCAGGGAGAACGATCTGATAGTTGATACTATCGTCATCCTCGAAGTCAAGACGCATCTGCTCGAAACCATCCCGGGTGAAATTCATATTCAACGTCAACTGTCCTCCATCGCGAAACCCCCCGATGAACTCCCGGTATCCGTCGGTGGAATCGAGACTAGTCACGTCAATAAAATCGCGACTCATTGTCGGACCGGAGATCGAGTTGACCTCCGCGATCGAGGTGAATGCTTCGGATGATGCTCCGTCGCCTCGATTAAAGACTGTTCCGACGCCAGCAATTGCTGAACTTGGCATGGCTTTCCCCCTTACGTATCGGTTCTGTGAATACGAAAATTAATTGAAAATAACGGTCGATCGTTATCATCGAATCCTAGAGCTATAACATCTCCCTCCCTCCATATTCCGATGTATCTAGTCGCGTTAACTGTTTGATTATTCACACCGTGGATAGTTTCACCGATATCTTGCGCCAGCTCATGACCAACGATGTAGTCACCTTTCGGTCCGCGGACTTGGATCTGTACGGTCGGGCGATCATAAACGTAATCAACTTCGGGATCATAGCCACCGGTGTCATTTACAGATACACACAGATCAGGATCAATGGGCATCTTCGCAATAAAAAGATTTGTCGCAAAGGTCAACGCTAAACTGGACTCGGCAGCTAGCAGATCCTTTATGTCTTCGCTCGCCGGATTCATCATAGTAGCTCCTTACAGTATACGAACATGTCGCCTGATTATTTCGATTATGCGACGAGTATTCTTTTTCAAAGCCTCTTCCAGGAATTTCCATTGTCCGGTTCGATAGTTAAGGTTCCTCTCGTGAACGAATGGTGCGTAACTGGCCGTATATCCGATCACAGCGCTAGGACCTTTCGAAGACGAGAACACCTCGGTAAAAGCCGACGCTTTAAGGTTACCGGTATCGACAGGGGTCATCTTCTGGGAGTCACCTCGAACAATGAGAGCAGCTTCTCTAAGACCCGACTTGGATCTTTTCGGAAATCGATTAACTTGACTATTTAATCGACGAAGAACATTGTCCAAGCCTGTTATCCTCGCGCTCACAACCACACCTTCCTTATAAACATCGTACCGGCTACATTGGGCGTTTTTTGATAACTGCTGATCTCAAAAGCGTCGGTCACGATTGCAGGATCAAGCGCTTCGTCAGAAGCGAGGTCAGCCAGAACGCCGAGATAAAGATACTCGCCTATAGAAACGTCTTGCGCAACGTAGAGAACGGCGCGAGACGTCTTCTCGCGCCCAAGAGAATCGATGAATAGTTCATTGCGTTCTTCCCAGCG